TAGAGCTTTGTTCCTATTGGAAGATTTAAAATATCTTTTACATACCAATCCAAAGTCGGATAATTTTTACCATTTTTAAATTCTTCGTCAGATTCTATAATCCACGCTACTGGTTCATTGTTCATTTACGAGCCTCCATCATTGCATCGGCCATTTGATAAGCCGTATTAGCAATTAATTCTTGATAACTACCATCTGCTTGAAAATTGCTAGTTTTATAAGTTTCATCATTTTCATCGCTAATGTGGTAATTTTCCCAAACCTTAAAAGCCAATGGCATAGCTTTAGCTGCAAAGTAATCACGCAATTCCATGCCTGTATCTACTGGATTTTCTTTTGTAATCCAAGGTTTGCTTGGGTCTATTGGATATTTTTGTGGAAATGCTTTCATGATTGCATCGCCATCAAAATGCCTTTTTGAAGGTCTTTAGCACTAGCAAGCTTATCTACTGCTGCTTTGTCTTTAGAAAGGGCTTTATAGGCTGCGCCATAGATTTCTTTAAGCTCATCCATAGACTTAGTACCGCTAATGGCTAAAACCCATTTGTCGGCTTCTGCGGTTAAATCAGGAATTTCTTCATCAGGCAAATCTTCGCCAGCGTAAATGTATAAACCGATACCAAACAGGCTAATACACTTCACCAGGCAACGCATCATGGCGGTATTTACATCCATTGCATTAGGGTTAGAAATGGCCTTGTTCATATTATTAATGACAGGCATTTGGCAAGTCATAGATTTGCCCATAGCGGTTACTGTGCAAAAAACCATGACTGATTCATTGAAATAAACAGGGTCACCAAAAGTCCAGGTGGCGGTTGGGTCATTTTGTAAAAGCTGGTCTACTGCCCAAGTCCAAGAAAGGTAGGTAAATTTACCTTTGCGTTCTGTATGCTCGTTTACATTGATAAGACGTAATTCGTTAAATGTTTTCATCACTTTATCCTTAATATTGACCAGTTACTTTGCCAGTTGCAAAATCTTCCATGTATTCGTAAGACATATTCCACAACTTACGGCCTAAAGCTTCAAAATCACGTTTTTCAAGCATTTCTTCTAAAGCTGCTATGTCATCTTTGTTTTGAACGGCTGCAAAAGCCTCATTGAAGTTATCCCATTTGCAAGGGTTGTATTCATCCTTCATTAGCTCTGCAACTTCGGCTTGCAGTTCGTCAGAATCAATGTAATCATCTTCAGGCTCGTAGTAAGCATCGTGTCTAGACATACCCATGATTAGATGCCTCCTACAAAAATAGCTGCCAATACAACCCCAAGAATTACAACTCCAAGCCATTCGATAATTGCTGTTTTCATGCTGTAACCTCGTTGTAAAGGTTAATTGCTACATTAATTGCAGATTGACGAGTATCAGCAAAATCAACAACTAATCCTTGATTTGCAATTTTCCATGAACCTTTAAAACTTTTAGCAACATAATAAATATCCGTTTGATTTGTTCCTAAAACAAGTCTGTAAACATTGTTGGCTATTTTTGTAATTAACATTTTATTTCCCTTCATCACTTGTTGAACTAGACTCCACTATAAACCTTTTAAAAACCATGTCAACACTTTTTCAATGTTTTTTTAATTTATTTTTATAGGTACATTCCCTTATATCTCCACTTTCTCAAAGATTTGGTATATGATAGCGGAAACGAAAGGAATTATATGAATCCAATGGACTTGTTAAAAATTGAATTTGGAAGTTTAGTAAAGCTAGCAGAAAAGTTAGATTTAAAGCCAAACACTATATATTTGTGGGGCCAAAGCAATGTTCCATTTAAGTATTTGAGGCTTATTGAGGAGCTTTCAAACTTTAGATTGACAAGAGAAATGCTTAGACCCGACTTATTTAAAAAGGGTTAAATAATGCACTATTACCAGCACAATATTGGAGATTATCGTAAAGATACCTCTCATTTAACTTTGCTTGAACATGGCATTTATAGGCAACTTTTGGATAGTTATTATCTTGATGAAATGCCACTAAGCAATGACATTGCAAAGCTAATGCGTTCGCATAGCGTTCGTAATGCAGACGAACAACAAGCGCTTCAAAATGTACTTACAGACTTTTTTGAATTGACCGAGAATGGTTATATTCATAAAAGATGTGAAGATGGAATAGATAAATTTCATGGTAAATCAGCTAGTGCTAGAGCTTCTGCTATGGCTCGCTGGACTAATAAACATATAGCTAACAATGCGAACGCAATACCAACGCAATGCGAAGGCAATGCTAACCATAAACCAATAACCAATAACCATAAACCAATAACCAATATAAAAACAATACAAGCACCTGAAGGTGTATCTGTTGATGTTTGGAATGATTTTGTTTTGCAAAGAAAGAAATCAAGGGCTGTAATTTCTGAGAATGTAATCAAAACTATTGCAAAAGAAGCTCAAAAAGCTAACTGGACCTTAGAGCAAGCATTGGCTGAATGTTCTGCAAGAGGTTGGAGAGGTTTTAAAGCGGAATGGGTTATTGAAAAACAAATTCAAGAAAACAAAAATGCAACTGTTTTACAAGGTTTAACAAGAGGTTTAATTGGAGGAGGAAACAATGTTGGATTACTTGGAAAGTGATTTTACAACCGCTGATAACGGCATGGATTACATTTTTGGCAAGATGGGCGCAATTTATGGAGCTTCTTTTGCCAGGCATTGGGATGGAGTTGATTTGGGCTTGGTTAGGCAGACTTGGAAGGAAATGCTGGGGGTATATGCCACCTACAAGCCTACATTGGACTTTGCCCTTAACTCAATGAATCAATCGTTTGTACCATCTGCAATCGCTTTTAAAGATTTATGCAGTCAGGCCGGAAGGATTCCAAATAAACCTAACAGCATGATTGAAAAACAATTAACAACGGAGGAAAAAATAAAACAGGCTACAGAAAAAGCAAAAGCAATGCAAAAAATTAAAGAATTTACAAATAATTTTGGGAGAAATAAGTGATGTCAGATTTTAATTTGCATGGATTTGATTTATTTGGGGAACAAATTAAACCAAAAGCAAGCGGTCCTGTGGCTGAAAAGTTTACTTTTTCACCTTTTAGCGTATTAGATGCTAGACAAGGGGAATGGCAAGAACGAAAACGGCAATGGATTAGCGTTGGAATACAAAGCGAATTAGGTAGAGAAAATGGGTCTACATTTGGTTCAGGTCTTGGAATTAAATTAGAAAATGGAGAAGAATCAAGAACTAGCATATTTGACCCAGTTTTATGTGAAATGGCTTATAGATGGTTTTGTCCTAAAAATGGTCAAATTATTGACCCATTTGCGGGGGGGAGCGTTAGAGGAATTGTTGCTGGTGCTTTAGGATTTAAATATTGGGGATGTGATTTACGTGAAGAACAAATCATAGAAAATAAAATTCAAAAAGAAAAATTGTTTCCAAATTCTAATGTGGAATGGATTAATGGAGATAGTAATGTTTGCATTTTAAATTCTCCTAAAGCTGATTTTTTGTTTTCATGTCCTCCTTACGGAGATTTAGAAGTTTATAGCGATGAAAAAGATGATTTATCAAATATGTCTCATGATGAATTTGTTAATGTTTACAAACAAATTATTAAAAAATCAATAAATCAATTAAAAGATGATTCTTTTGCTTGTTTTGTAGTTGGTGATTTTAGAGATAAAAAAGGATTTTATAGAAATTTTGTTAGCAATACCATTGAAGCATTTGAATTAGGTGGAGCAAAACTTTATAACGAGGCTATTCTTGTAACTAGCGTTGGCAGTGCATCAATGAGAGTTACAAAACAATTTATTAGCGGTAGAAAATTTGCTAAAACTCATCAAAATGTATTAATTTTTTGTAAAGGTGATTGGAAAAAAGCATCTCAAAAAATAGAAAATGGACAAATTAAATGAAAAATACAGGCATCAATGCGAAGTTAGATTTTTGCTTAAATTTAGAAAAGAACAAGGATTGCAAGAATTTAGAAAATATTTACAAAATACAGGATTTAAAAATCGAATTGAAAATATTAAAAAAGATTTTTCGGACCAATGGAAAAAAGGCAACAAAGGAAATAATGGAGAATGGCTATGAATCTTGAACAACTGAACGAAAATAGGGTAGAACAAGCATTAACCAGACTAGCAAACACCGATGATGCTCATGCGGAACTAGCAGGTCAAGTTAAATACCTTGAGGAAGGCTTAAAACAAGCCAAGAGCCATTCTTTTCTACTAGCTGATGGCACAGTAGCCGAAAGAGAAGCAAAGGCACTAGCAAGCGTTAAATACTCTGAAGCAGTAGAAGCGCATATGAAGGCTTTTGTTGCTTTTAAAAAAATTGATAACGAAAGAAATCACGAAATAAGAATTATTGATATTTGGAGAACTTTATCCAGCAACCGTAGACAGGGGAATATGTAATGAGAGATTTTTCACTACCTTTTTTGGTGTCAAAACGACTTTTAGATGAATATTACAAAGCCATGATTGCTCAAGATAGGAAAAAAGCATATCAAATAGCCAATGATTTGGTCGAAATGACCCTTAAATTAGAGGATATAGCTCATGCTGATGCGTAATATGTTTGCTACTCATACAGATTATTGGGATTTTTTTGGGTTAATTCCTGAAAATCCTCAATTTGTTCCTTCAAACGTAGATGGTATTTGTGAAAGAAAAGGTCAATTCTTGGTAATGGAATGGAAAAGACCTGACGAACAAGTTAGCAAAGGTCAAGAATATTTACTTAAATCCTTGGCTAAACAAGCTAATTTTATTGTTTTAATCATTTATGGCGATACTGATGATGAAACCGTTGTTCACAAGTATTATTTGGTAAACCAAGATGGTTCTTGCACTTTAGCAGGTAGTAATTTTGCAATGCTTAAAGAATTTTATAAAAACTGGTATGAGATGGCAGATGGCAACTAAGGCCGAGAAAGATGTATATGCAAAGCTGGCAAGATTGGGCTGCATATTGTGCAGGCAACAAGGAATTACCGACACCGACACCGAAGTGGAAATGCACCATGTCAGACGATATGGTGGGAAAAGAAATCTTGCGCCTGTCATCCCCTTGTGCTCTTATCACCATAGACTTGGAGATTCCAGTTATCACGCACTTGGGGCTAAAGGATTTACATCTTATTGGGGGATAAGCCCTGAAGAATTAATACAAAAAACACAAGAATTGTTAAATGACGCATTATAAAAAAAGAGTAGACCATAATCAAAAAAGCATAGTTCATACATTTATTGCATTAGGAGCTAGTGTTATTGATTTATCTAGAGTTGGTCAAGGATGCCCAGATTTAGCGATTGGCTATAAAGGCAAAATGGTAATGGTAGAGGTTAAATCATCTAATAAAGCTACTTTTACTGAGCCACAGCTTAAATTTATTGGTAATTGGAGGGGTGGCGCAATTAATAGGATAGATTCTGTTGAAGGCGCTATACGCTTGATTAAAATGCTTGACATTGAACAGTAAGTAAATAAAATCAAAGAACTGCACTTTTGCAGACTTTTTCGAAAAAGGTAATAAGATGGCAAACCCAAATAGTACTGCTGGTATTCCAGCAAAAGGCGTAGTAGTTCCTAAGTCTGCTGGTAAGGCAGATATGTCTGGTGAACGTATGGAAAAATCTCATCGTGGCGGTGTAGCGATGGGCAAAGAAGACGCTATTGGCTCTGATAAAGAGTTCAATACTGGTCGCACTCATGGTATTTGCTATGACCATAAGCGTACTTCTTATGCTAAAGAAGATAAGTACGAATCTAAATAAGCGGTAATTGGGGAAGCCTCACACTCCCCCAACCCCTAACCACAACAAGTAATCGGAGAACTTGAATGGCTGTTAAAGAGAATAGAGAAAACTGTAATAGTTGTCTATTTTTCGTTTTAGGCGAACGCATGGGAATCTGCAAAAGGTTCCCATCTGCCGTTAATAAGTCTAACGATGACTGGTGTGGCGAATGGCGAATAGCCCAAAGCCTAGCATTAGAAGCATTAGTTCAGCTTATGGTTGACCCTATTATTGCGATTAACCCACCTAAAAAGCGTGGAAGGCCATTAAAACGATGAAACTTAAGCCCTTATTAGACAAAATTGTAGTAAAGCCTGATGTAAGAGAGCTTTCTAGCATAATTTTTGTAGACAATAAAGAAGTTGAAAACATGGGAACAGTTATTGCTGTTGGCCCAGGTAAAAAGCTTCCTAATGGTAGACGTGAAGATATGCCTATTGAGGTAGGAGCTAGAGTACGATTTGGCACTATGAATGACGATAGAGGGGAAGAATACTTAAAATACTTCCCTTACTTTGAAGATGGCGTAAAATATCTTGTAATGAGCTGGCAGGACATTTGTTTTGAAGAACCTCAAAATGTTTAAATGGCTAAAAAACGCTTGGCCTTGGAAGTCAAAGTCTATGACTCAAGAGGAAATATTGAATTCTTGGGCTCAATACATTAATGAAGAACCCATTCCAATTAAAAACCTATCAGAAAAAGCTAAACCTGCCCTTAAAAAGGCAACTACTAGGAGCAAAACCATGCCATTAAAAAAAAGCGCATCCCCTAAAGCATTTAAACAAAACATTAAAACTGAAATTAAAGCAGGAAAACCTGTAAAACAGGCCGTTGCCATAGCTTACGCTGAAAAGAACGCTGCTAAAAAAACAACAAAAGGTAAAAAATGATTAATTTACGCTTAGAAATATCTGAAGTAGAAGCCGTTTTAAAGCATTTAAGCCAAGCAGCTTATGCTGATGTAGCTGCATTAGTAGCTAAGATTCATGGACAGGCTATTCCACAGGTACAAGCTATTCAAGCAGCTAATCCACCTGTAGAAGAATCTGTAGATACAGAACAAAATGTTTCGTAATGACTAGCCCTAATTTTTACATTCCTTATCCTATTCCACAGTCTGTTGAAGAAATACAGGCTGATATGAACGCTGTTATCTATCAACCTGGAGTTCCACAAGAATTACAGGATGAATGGAAAAACATACAAAATAGCCCTGAAGTACAAGCAAACATAGACCAAGCAGAAGCTAATTCTGATAGCATGGAAAATGAATAATCGTTAACTTAAAGTTAATTAAAAATCATGAGCTTAGAAACTGAATCAGGAAAAAATGAGAAAATCTCAGAAAGCATGAAGGGAAACCAAAATGCTAAGAAGGGAAGGCTCTTTCACGACCAGTTACGCAAGGTTCTAGTACAAGATGATTCTTTAAAGCTAAGAGCTATTGCAGAGAAGCTTGTAGAGGCTGCACAAGAAGGTGAAGCATGGGCTGTAAAAGAGATAATGGACAGAATAGACGGCAAAGCCATTCAAGCTACAGAAATTAGTGGCCCTGATGGGGCTGACTTAGTTAAAGGAATAGGCTTTACCTTTGTAGATGTAAATGCAAAGCCAGACTGATACAACAGGCTTTATTTGGCCTCAATTCCCCAAAAAGCTTAAATGCTTAGTTGAGCCTGAAAATAGTCGTTACAGGGTATTGTATGGTGGTCGAGGAGGAGGAAAATCCCATTCCGTAGCCAGAATGTTGCTATGCAAAGGCGTAATCAATACTATTCGAGTCTTATGTGCTCGTGAATTTCAGACTTCAATCAAGGATTCTGTACATAAACTGCTTGTAGACCAAATCTACGAAATGAAGCTTGAGGCTCATTATGAGATTACTCAAACTACGATTAGAGGCAAAAATGGCACAGAATTCATCTTTGCAGGCATAAAAAACAACATTAATGGTCTAAAAAGTATAGAAGGAATAGATTACTGTTGGTGCGAGGAGGCAAATAATATTTCTGCTACGTCATGGGATATTTTGATTCCTACCATTCGTAAAGAAAATTCTGAGATATGGATTACATTTAACCCTGAGTTGCCCACCGATGTTACTTATCAGCGTTTTGTAATTAGCCCACCTGAAAACGCAGTAGTTTGCAAAATAAACTGGAATGACAATCCTTGGTTTCCAAAGGTATTGGAAGAAGAACGCCTATCCCTGAGGGCCAGGGACTTTGAAGCCTATCAAAACGTCTGGGAAGGATTTACTCGGTCTACCATTGATGGAGCTGTATTTGCAAAGGAAATGCAAAGGGCAGAACAAGATAATCGTATTACTAATGTGCCATACGATGCTACTAAGCCTGTAATGGCCGTATTTGATATTGGTTGGGCTGATGCAACCGCTATTTGGTTTGTGCAGTTTGTTGGCATGGAAACACGCTTAATCCGCTATTTTGAAACTACTCAAACTACGATGAGTGAAATCCTTGCAAGGATGCAAACATTTGGCTATGTCTATGACACCTTATATTTGCCCCATGATGCACAAAATAAGACTTTGGCTGCCAATGGTAGAAGTTTAGAAGAAATTGTGCGTAATAGTGGCTACAATGTACGAATTATTGATAGAGTTCCTATTGCGGACTCTATAAACGCTGCTAGAACTATCTTTTCAAGCTGTTACTTTGACAAAAACAATACCAGCGCAGGTTTAGATTGTTTAAGGCACTATAGATATGATGTAGACCCTGATACAAAAGGGTTTAGTTTAAAGCCTGTACATGATAATTATTCGCATGGAGCTGATGCTTTTAGGTATATTGGGTTAATGATTCAAGAGAAGAAAGTTGTTAAACGCAAAGCAATCAATTATGATGTGTCAGGCTGGATGAGCTAACAAGGAACTAATATGGCTAGGGAAATCGTCACTTCTGAGAATCGTGATTCTTTCATGAAGAAAAAACTCGGCATTGAAGAAGAAAACCCAAGCAAAGTTTATTTAGAAGATGAAGACAATATTTCTCATATATTCCATAATGGAAAAAAAGTGGGTCAAATAGAGCATCAAAGCAAAGACAATATGACTCAAATTCTTAGAAGTGATATTGAAAAAGAGCATCAAAACAAAGGAATAGGCTCTGAAGCTTATAAACAATTTATTGATAGAGCTTTGCAATCAGGAAAAAGCATTGGTTCTGATAGCATTCTTACAGAACATGGCGAAGGTCTTTGGAAAAAGTTGCATAAACATTATGATGTAAAAAAGTCTGAAAATGCCAAATGGATTCATCCTGGCAGACATACTACCCTTTCAAAAGAAGATAGAGAAAGACTTAGACCAAAAGCAAAAGATTACGATTCATCATATTTATCAGGTCATGAGCCTGTTTATCAAATACACCCCAAAAAGCATAAGAAGGATTAAATATGGCGGTCTACGACTCAGGCAATGGTGGTATCTATTCCACCGAATATGGCGATGATTATGAATCAGGAGTAATCGAGGAAGCTAAAGAGTTTCTGCGATTTTGCTCAGATAATGATTCAAATAATCGTGTAGAAGCCCTTGATGACTTAAAGTTTGCTGGTGGTGACCAATGGCCTGTAGAAATACAAAATAGCCGTTTGTTGGAGTCACGACCTTATTTAA